GGCTAATGGAATGAGCCCGGAAGACATACAAACCATGATTGATGACGCCACAGGCGGAACTCTAACCCCAGAAGAAATACAAACTCTGATAGCTGAGGCACAGGCGTCTCTTGAATCTTTGGGCGGACTAACCGAAGCTGAAATACAGGCTATGATTACTGAGGGTCTGGCTAATGGATTGACCGCAGAAGAAATACAAGCGCTGATTGCCGACGCCACAGGCGGAGCCTTAGACGAAGCCACTATTCAGCAGTTAATAGATGCTGCAATCGCCGCCTCTCAAACAGGAGAGACAGGCATAGAGGGAATGTCTCAGGAAGATATTCAAGCGCTATTGGACTCAGGTTATATGACAGTGGATCAAATCAATTCTTTACTAGGGGAATCAGGGAGTAGGATTGATGCCCTTACAAGCCAATTAGAAGGCGCTGGATACTTAGGACAAGAAGGCGTTGACTCTTCAGTACAAGCGGCATTGGACGCTGCTTTAGGTGAAGGCGGATCAATTAACTCTGCAATAGCCTCAGCTCTGCAAGGGGCTGGTGGCGGCCAAACAACACCCCCTGACGATCCTGTAGACACAGGCATGAATTTTACACAACCCTATACTCCTGGGAATTTTCCAACAAACCCTTATGGAGACGTAAACCCTTATCAACTAATGTACGGACAGTTTGCCGGAACCACTCCTTATAGTGGTGGATCAACAACGGGCGCAGAAACGCCAACAGGGTTAGGGACACTAAACCTTGGAGACCCTGCACAATACAATTTTGATATACCCACAACACTAGGGGTGGATTTATATCCTTCCGGAATAGGCTAGACAGGAGATAAAATTATTGACACCATAGATTTTGCTTATAAACTATTAAAAATAGTTGAAGAGAAACAAGAACGAGTAAAAATGATGATGCTTAACGGTGAAGTTAAGAACTGGGAGCATTATCGACACTTGACCGGACAAACAGAAGCCTTGGCTTATGTGAAGACCGAGATAAACACGTTACTAGATAAACAAGGAGACTAAACCTGTGAGTGACGCAAATTCCGCCCTTGAACAGAAATGGGCGCAGGAAGAGGCCAATAAGGCCCCTTTACAAAAAGCCTATGAAAAAGTTGGCAACAAGAAAACGGATGAAGAAAAACTAAATCCGGAAAAACTATCTTCTGATTTATTGAATCAGCTTCCTGAACCAACCGGTTGGCGTATCCTTATTCTTCCTTACCGCGGCCAAGCCCGCACAGAGGGAGGCATATATCTAACAGAGAAAACCGTAGAACGGCAACAAATAGCCACGGTCCTTGGTTATGTGTTAAAAACAGGTGAACTCGCTTATCAAGATGAAAATAAATTTCCAACAGGTCCTTGGTGTGAAGCCGGGGATTGGGTTTTGTTCGGACGATATGCTGGCTCTCGCTTTGAAATAGAAGGCGGAGAAGTCAAAATATTGAACGATGACGAAATCATTGCGAAAGTAACCGACCCAGAAGCAATTCTGCATAATTATTAACATGAGGATTAAATCATGCCAGCACAAGAACTAACACAAACAGACGAAGAAAAAATGGTGGACCTGGATGTTTCCGGCCCTGCCGTCGACGTTGAACTACCACAAGAGGGAGCCATAATAACCGAAGTCGAACAAGAAACGGTTAAGGAAGAACAAATACCCCAAGTAAAGGTCATAGAGGTAGAGCAAGAAAAATCCGATGAGCTTGAAAGCTACAGTAAAGGCGTTAAAACTCGGATTAACAAATTAACCGGGAAGCTAAGAGAGGCGGAACGAAGAGAGAAAGCCGCCACAGAGTATGCGCAAAACGTAAAAACAGAGAACACGAAACTAAGAACAAGAAATTCGGCGCTGGATGGAAATTATATTGTGGAGTTTGCCAACAGGATCACCACAGAAACAGAAGCCGCAAAAGCAGCGCTTAAAGCAGCAACTGAAATGGACGATGTTGAAAACCAAGTTGAGGCACAACAAAAACTAGCACGATTAGCCGTTGAGGCCCAAAACCTTAAGGCTATGAACATACAAAGAAAGCAGAGCCGGGCTATATCCGAAGCCACTAAAAAAGGGTTAATTAATACCCCTGTAGATACGGCCTCTGTCCCTACAGCCCCTACGCCACCTGATCCAAAAGCGGAAGCATGGGCAGAAAAAAATAACTGGTTTGGTAGTGATACGGCTATGACCATGACCAGTTTTGTAATCCATCGACAGCTCACTGAAGAAGAAGGGTTTGACGCAAGCGAAGATCAGTACTATGATGAGATAGATAAACGAATGAGAGATGAGTTTCCACATAAGTTTAATGGAGGCTCTAATCTACAAGACAACCGTCCCGCTCAAACGGTCGCATCTGCAACACGCAGCGCGAAAAAAGGGCGCGGTAAGACCACTGTGAGACTCACACCATCACAGGTTGCAATCGCCAAAAAATTAGGTGTGCCACTAGAAGAGTACGCAAAATACGTGAAGGAGTAAAAAATGGATAAAACCACAACAGACGTAAAAGAAACAACTCGAGCTTCACGCGAGACCGATACCCGAGAAAAAAAATCTCGGCGTAGACCTTGGTCTCCACCATCCGCATTGGATGCACCCCCAGCCCCTGAAGGCTATCGACATAGATGGGTAAGAACAGAGGTCCGCGGACAATCTGACACAAAAAACATGTCAGCAAGACTCCGTGAAGGATACGAACCTGTGAGAGCAGACGAATATCCGGACTTTGAAGCTCCCACCATTGAAGACGGCAAACACGCAGGATGTATTGGGGTAGGAGGGCTGATATTAGCTCGTATACCTGAAGAAACCGTAAAAGAACGGCAACACCATTTCGATTCAAGAACTGAAGGACAAATGGATGCTGTTGATAACGACTACTTTAGAGACGGCTCGCATCCCTCCATGTCGGTTTCAAAACCAAATCGACAAACTCGTGTAACTTTGGGCGGTAAGAGAGCAGTTGACGACAACTAATCTTTTATCGGTAATATTAATAATTCATCGTTATTTAGGAGACTAAATAAATGGCTAACGTAGATAAAGCCTTCGGGCTTCGTCCATACAAAGGTCTTAATGTTGGTTCAGCTGTACAAGAAGCAAACAAATACAACATTTCTCCCTCTGGATATGATACAAGCATCTTTCAAGGTGACTTGTGTATATTCGCAGGTGGTTATATCAACAGGTCAGCAGCTAGTTCTGCTAACATTGTTGGCGTATTTTCGCATTGCTACTATGTTGCATCTGACGGCACCCCGACCTTTAAGAATTATTACCCAGCGGATACGACTGCACTCGGAAGTGGCGCCATAGAAGCATATATCTATGACGACCCTAACCAAATGTTTGTAATACAAGCAGATGGTGCCTCAGCAGTAACTTGTGTAGGCAGAAATGCAGACACAGATGGTATTGGCGGTAGTACAACAACGGGCGTAAGCACTCGAGAGCTTGATTCAAGCACAATAAACACCACCCAAGCTTTACAGCTTAAGATTATGGGTGCGGTTCAAGATGATGCTAACGGGGATCTCACAGCGGATAATGCAAATTTGGTTGTAATAATCAATGAGCACGCTTACAGAGGTCCTGTAGCTGGAACATAAGGAGTAAATAATGGCTATAAGTAGAGCGCAACTCGTAAAAGAATTGCTACCTGGCTTAAATGCTCTCTTTGGACTAGAGTACAGTCGCTATGACCAAGAACATGAAGCAATTTATGATACTGAGTCTAGTGACCGAGCTTTTGAAGAAGAGGTTATGCTCACTGGTTTCGATACAGCACCTGTTAAATCAGAAGGAGCCGGAGTGGCATTTGATCAAGCACAAGAAGCCTTTACGTCTAGATATACCCATGAAACGATTGCATTGGCATTCAGCATTACTGAAGAAGCTATCGAGGATAATCTTTATGACAAATTGTCAGCAAGATACACTCGTGCGCTCGCTAGAAGTATGTCGAACACCAAGCAAGTAAAAGCAGCCTCTGTCCTGAATAGGGCGTTCAATTCAAGTTATCCTGGCGGCGACACGAAAGAACTTTGCGCAACAGACCATCCAACTGTGGGTGGCGCTAATTTGCGTAACGAGCTTTCAACGTCTGCTGACCTTAATGAAACTTCATTAGAACAAGCACTAATCGACATTGCGGCCTTTACTGATGAGCGGGGACTAAAAGTTGCTCTCCAAGGAATGAGACTAATTCTTCCTAAAGAGCTTCAATTCACCGCTGATCGTTTAATGGAATCTCAAGGACGTACAGCAACTTCTGACAATGATATTAACGCTATACGCAATATGGGCATGGTCCCAGAAGGCTATACCGTAAATCATTATCTTACCGATACAGATGCGTGGTTCATTAAGACTGATTGTCCGAACGGGTTCAAAATGTTTAACCGTTCACCAATCAAGACTTCAATGGAAGCGGATTTTGATACTGGTAATGTACGATACAAGGCTCGCGAAAGATATTCGTTTGGGTGGTCTGACCCCCGAGCAGTCTTTGGCAGCCCCGGAGCATAAGCAATAAGCTAAATTGGAAGTTGTAATACACTTTCTTACTCAGTATTACAGAGAAAGGGGCTTCGGCCCCTTTTTTCTTTCTTTTTTCCTTGTTTAGCAGTAATATAAACCCTTATCTAGGATTTTATATTTACCTATCGACTGACCTAGCAGACAATGCCAAAAGACGATAGGNTTATTAAGGAGACTTAATTATGGCAAATTCAAGCTTTAGCGGACCAGTAAGGTCCAAAAACGG